GTATGAAACTGAAAATCTGGCGAAATACCAATACCTAATCTAGTTCCAGATAAATATAAAGGTGAATCATTACCTAATCCATCACTTAAAAGTTTTGGAGTTGATGTTAGGTTTGAATTATCACCAATTTTAATTATTGCATTATAAGTATCCTGAACTCTTAAACCGGTATATGATGTTGCCATAAGATCTTTTTTACAAATTTAAGCAATTTCGTTTACCTCTTTTTACCTTGCCCTTTGTACTTTTTTTTGTAACCTTTTTGACCTTTAGATGCGTTTTTTGAATGAACACCAGGGCGCTTCTTTTTTTGTCTCTCCCTATATATTTGAACTATATTTTTTGCCATTATTTATTTGCTTTTACAGCGGATCCATAATAAAATCCAAAAATTGATAAAACTATACCTTGAACAATACCTATTAAGTTTATCCAAACCTCTTTATTGCTTTCTGGGATTTGCAAATAAACAATAGCATAAACCATAAAACAAAAACACCCCAAACCAATTAATCCTGTTATAATATGCATGTAATCTGTTTTGCCTGTTTTAGAAATTTCAACTTCTCTTTTTCTAGCTGAATCCCTATCAGCAACCTCTAATTCATATAATTCTTTAATTTGTGAATGAATTAATTGTTTATCTTCAGGCGTTATTTTTTCATCTTTGTCAATTAGATTTTTCACCATACCTAGAACACCAGCATCCGGTAAAAGATTACCAGCAACTCCTAAAATATTTGGTGCAATATTTCCTAATAGTTTACCAACTTTTGTGTCTTTAAATTTCTTTTTATCACTCATTAATTATAAACTCTAAAATGTAAAACAATTAACAACAAATATATATTTAATTCACTAAAATCATTAAACTCATCAATTGGGTAATATTCTATCCCGAGTAAAAGTCCATTGGGTTGTAAAGTAAATCCAAAATCCATTATGATGTAGTTATATCTATATATTTTGTTTTGCCATTTTCTTTAATAGCTTTTAAACATCTTTTTCTATTTGTATCTGCATCTATATAACTAACATGAATCCAGGATGCATTGCCATTTTCATCTGGAAACTCAAATATAAGTTGATCAAAATCTAAATTTTCCTTTATGTAATTATACATATTATTGTTGCTCATATGACCATAATTATCATCAATATCAATGGCTCTGCCTTCACAATGCTGAGATTTTATTGAGCCGCCAATTGCTTTGTTTAAATCCTCACACCTAAAAAATGAATTAATTTTTATTGGACCGCCAACAGCTTTTCTAAGCGGTTCAAATACGTTTTTAGCAACGATCTCCATATTTTGTAGTTGGTATTCATTTGGTGTATTATGTATGCCTAAACGTAATGCTGTGACACTTCTTGTAGCTTCTTTATATGAAATATGTTCGCTTATTTTCATTTTTAGTCAGTTGATTGCCTATTATATGAAAATCTATATTGATCAATTACATTTTGTATAACAGATAAATCTATTTTTAATTTTAAAGAAATATCAGCATTCCAAACATAAATGGGTTTTCCATTTTTGATTAATATTAATGTAGGTACTGCTTTAATGTTTTGTTTAACTGAGGGTGCTTGATCTTCTAAATAACCATACTGAATTAAAACTCCATCTAGATTTTCAACATCTTTATAATTATTTTTTTGATTCCATTTAGCATTAATATGTATAATTGTTAAATCCTGTGCATTACTTACCGCAAATGCAAAGAACACAATTAGGGCAATCAATTTTTTCATTTTTGTATAATTTCATATAGCTTTTCATCTATTTTATCTAGTTTATTTGAGTTCTCTTCAACTTGTTTAGCAGTATTTTCAATAGTTTCTCTAATCAATTGATCTTTTAGATCATATTCAGTTCTTGAAATACTTGGCTCTGGCAATTTTTTTGCTAATTCAATTTCAGCATTTAATGTAAAATACATACCAGCTAAAGATATTGCTCCAGCTACAATAATTCCTATTGACTTTAGATCTAGTGTTAACTCAGTATTTTCAGATACTTTACTCATTTTTTAATTTAATTTAATTGTTCAACTCTATTTGATAATTCTATTACTCCTTTAAAGTAAGTTCCGCCATCTGTATCTTCTTGACTGTAATTAACACTTTCCACATTACATGCATATACTTTAAAATTATCACTAGTCAAATCGAAATATCCACTTGTTCTAGTTCTTAACAAAGATAAGCAAGTATTTACTAACTGATTAGCGACTAAATCACCACCAGAATCGCCTTGATATTTAGTAACAATTTCTACTCTAGTTATCACCTCAATAGTAAAAGATTGTTGGTTTTGATCAATTTCATTAGTGGCAACACTATAAACCCAAATGTAGGGCGGATCGTAACTTTTACGCACCCTGTTTGTGACTTGAACTGGTTGACCGCTAACGTATTGAGTGCCTATTGCTTCAATTATAGCTAATCTTATATATTGCATTGGCTCTCTCATCTTATTTTACTATTTAATTTTGATTCTAATTTTTTTACAAAATCTCTAAATACAACTCTAGCTGGATTAAAAAAATATGGTTGAGGGTTTTGTTTTCTAGTTCCAAATTCAACAAAACTTGAATATTCCATTTCAGATACAATAGCAACATTACTTCCTTCTTTACTATAATTTATAGCAGCTTTTAAAGCACCTGTATCAACTGGAGCTTTTAATTTTTGTTCTTTTACAATATTAGCACTAGCTCTAGCAATATCAACTTGATCAGCATTTTTTACAACAATATTTAAATCTGTCAATATTTTATTAATATTGTCTAAATCTGTTTTATTTAATTCTAATTTACTTTTCATTAGGAAAAACTTACAGCTTCAATTGTTGTATAAAAATCTGGAGTGCTTTCAAACATATTTACAATTCTATATTTACTAGTATTATTTGGAAATTGCAAATAATATTCAAAATAATTATCAGGATTATCTAATGCTTTATTTCTAACTAATAATTTTATTTTTTTAGATTGTTTTCTGCTACCATTTTCAGTTTCCATTTCGCCACTTACATATTGAACATTTGCCCATCTAGTAGTAATTAAAACTGGATCACTACTAAAACCACCATACCCATCGTTAGTTTGGTTTAACTTATAAAATTCAACTCTTGTATCTAATTTTCCTGCATCCATTATAAAAACATTGCTTTATATGAGTTTAAAATATCTCTAACATTTGTTGGGACTTCGGCTATATTTTTTCCAATTATAAAATCAGCTCTGTTGTCATAATATGTTGAAACTAATTGTAAAATAGCTTGTTCTAATAATCTATCATCTAATCCACTTGTTATATATGTAACTTTTACCTTATCAGCATAACCCCCATCAAGCTCAATAGTTTCATTATCTAAACCTAAAATAGTATAGTCAACAGCAATATCATTACTAGTTACACTAGAAATACTTTCAATTGGTCCAAAAGGCAAATCAAAAGTGCCATTAGTTTCATCCATGTAATAAGTTCTATTTTTTGCTACAATGTCTCTAGATATGTAGTTTTCGCACCAGATCCTAGCTTGAGTTATCATTTTAGCAATTATAACATCATCTGCATCTGTACTTATTCTAACATAATTTTTAACATCATTTTCTAAAACAATTTCACTACCAGTTGTAGAATTAATTTTAATTTGTCTCATCTTTAGTTAGTTTAGAATCAATCTTTAGTTCTTTAGTTTCTTTTTTAATTTTCTTTTCCTTTTTGTCGATTAATTCACCCCAACCCATTTTGATCCATTTATCAATTTTATGATCTTCAACTTCAATAATATCATTCTCTTTATAAATTTGACCGGCTTTTTTAATTTGGGTTAATAATTTAATTTTCATAACAAATATTTTTATGTAAAGATAAAAAAAAAGTGCCACTAGTTTTTAGGTAGCAGCACTTGAACTTATTTATGAAATCAAAGCAAAGTTATTGAAATTTTTTTTATACTTACCATTAATGTTAATCTTTAATGAAGATTGCCCTTTATTTGGTATTATAAAAAAGCCATTATTATCTACATCCCATAAAGCAAAATAGTCAACATATTTTTTTTGATAAGATTTTAAACCTGTTCGCCTTAATGTAATTTGTATGCTATTTTTAAGTCGTCTACGATTTTTTCCTAGATACTTAATTTGAATTTTAAATAAATTGCCATCCTTTTCAAGTATGCAGTCATAATAGCTAGAGCTTGATAATGGAGTTGACACGTTATAACCAAGTGAGATGGCGGTTGCTGCAAAATGATATTCAGCAAAACACCCTTTTTGATTATGTGTCATTGAATAAAAATAAAAAAAAACCAGCTGAGTTAACAACTGGCTTTTTCACAACCCCAAATTAAAACAAAACAAAATTATATAATTACAATGGGTGGGATTGTATTATTTGTCTAATTGCTTCAACATGCTTAAATACTAACAATTTTTTTATTGGTGGCAAATTTTCCCATGCTCTCATCTCAATAGAACTAGAAATAATTGTATCAGTATCTAATATTAGTATTTTATTATTTTCCTTGTTCATGATTATCATTAAATAATACTGATATGCCTAAAATACCCAATATAATAGCTGTTAATAAGTCATTTGACATATGTAATGCCCTAAACATTAAAAAGAACAAAATAAAAGCTAAAAAGTGTTTTAAATAGTTTCTATTCATTTTTAAATAAATCTTTTTGAACATTTGCCATTATACTAAATAAATTGTTGAGCTTTTCCCTTTGGTATCTATCAAATCTGCCTTGCTCTTTTGCTTTTTTGATTGTATGATTAAACCTTGCTTTTGCACTCATAATTAAAGATCTATCATTAAGATTAAACATATACCATATAGCACCACATGGATTGCTATTAACCATTTCCAGTTGTCTGGATCTTGTTTTAAAAATTTTTTATACATATCAAACATATCTAAGTTTTTTAATTATTTAATAATTTCAGTTACAGAACTACGATACCAAAGATCTGGATTGCTTAATTGCATCTTAACATCTTTTATTTGTTGACTATATTTTTTTTTGTTTTTGCTTATAGACATAATTGCTAATTGTCTTTTAAGATTATTAACATATCTATTCATTTTAGAATTTTTAGTTTCGTTCTGTGTAATTATTAATTTCATACTCCAAATATAAAACTTTTTTTTTAATTACAAAATATTTTTTCATTTTATTTTATATTTATTTCACTTTACCCCATAAAAAAAGGGGTAATAAATACCCCTTTAATTATAATAAAAGTAATTATTATGGAGTTTCTAAAGCTGCTTTTGCAGTTGAGAATGAACCATTTACGAATGCATTTGGCAAGTAGTTTGTCAATGCTATTCTCTCACTTACTCTTACAGTTATGAAGCCATCTCTAACGTTAGTTCCATCTTCTCTGAAAAATTCAACATTTACGTTGTCTCTAATCCAAAGTTGAGTTCCTACATTAAAGTTTCCACATAAGAATGATCCAGCTGAAATCGCATTATTGATTATAACTGGCACTCCCATAAAGTTTGGCTGTAACCCAGAATACACTTGATCTTTAAGATAATTGTTTTGAGTATCTTTTAGTAATAAGATTTTGTGGAAATCTGTTGGGTGCAACATTATATAACTAGCTTGATAGTTAGATAAAGCCAATTGGTTTAAAGATGCAACAAGTACATCAAACTCATTAGCGGCTTCTACTGACTGATAGAACGCACCACCAGATGATACATCAAAATCAGCAGCATCAGTAATAATACCAGATAAATTAGGCGCAGTTCCATTACCAGATAAAATTTGAGTATCCTCAACACTTAATAATTTTTCTGGCGCTCTAGCTGAAATATAGCTAGTAAGCTGTGGAGTGTCTGCTAACATCTCTTCAGAAATTCTAAAGTAAGTTCCAATTTTTCTAACATTGCTGTCAGATGCAGTCATATCAAAATCAGATTGTGCTAATGTAGCTCCCTCAGCAGCTGGTGCAGCACCATTAGAATATCCTGATTCTTTAACGAATCTAATCACATCAGAGCTAGTTGATCCTTGAGGGATTAATTGTCTAACGTGAACTGGTCGAGTTGGATCATATTTGTATCCAGCAACTCTATCAGCTGGTATAACTTCACCAGTAAAGTCAGCACCAACAGTCATGTCAGCTTTAACTTCAAAAGATGCAGATCTTGAATTTCCTTTTACAAGGTTTTCAATAGCTCCATCATTTATTGACTTAATTAAGCCACCTTTGAAAGTTAGATTTTCATTAGATTTTGCTTCAAAATGTTTTTTGTTAGCAACTTCCATTTGATCTAATCTCTCATTAAATTTGTTAGCAAGGTTAGAAATTTCTCTTTTAAGAATTTCATCTGCCTTACCAGTAGCACTTTCTAGTGCTTGTCCATGAGCTTTTTCCAATTTAGCATCTATAAGATCCCCAATTTGGTCAAGCTGTTTTTTTACATTTTCTTCCATTTTAGTAAGAATTATTTAAGATTATTTAACAAGTATTTATAAACATCAATCTCATGCTTGACTTCAACTGGCTCAGTAGTTTCCTCAACTGGCTGAGTAGCATTAATGAAATATGTTTTGAGTTTGATAATTTCTGATTCTAGGGCATATCCCATATCATCTGAGATATTGCCTTTTCTAATTAATTTACAAATGTTATCATACCTTTTGTAAATCTGATCAATATTATTTGTGCCTTTTACATCTAATATTTTAGCTTGATCATTTGCTGCTAAAGTTACAGCACTAATTTCATATAATTTAACTTCCTTTATTTCTCTGTAATCACCTTTTTGCTCTTTTACTATTGGCATAATACCAACAGAGTTTTCAGTTATTACTCCAGCTTTCATTAGTTCAATAACATCTGATCCTAATTGAGTTTTTGGCACTTCGGCAACAAAAACTAATCCTTTGTCATCTTCATAAAGTTCTCTCATTTTACCTATCGGCTGCATCATATCGTGTTGATATAAATACTTTACTCTAGATCCATTTTCTTGTATTGTCTTTTGGTATGCTCCTTTTCTTATTACATCTTGATCACTATCCTTATTATCAAAATAAGATCCATAACCTTTTACTATACCATTTTTTTCATCAAAGTCAGAAATCACATCGCCAAGTGGAGCTGCTTTATAAATAAATTCCATGTACATATATTTTTTTGTAAAATTAATAAAATAATTTTTAATCCTTTGTAAGCTCATTTATAGCTAGTCCAACTCCAATATTAAATAACAGATCACTAGATGAACTAGGTTGATTTGACTGATCTGGATAGTAAATAGCTGAACATCTACAATTAACAACATTTCTACCAGATCCTTCACCTGGTCGCATCATGGCTTCACCACCTACAATAAAAGAATCTTTGTGAGCTACTTTTTGACCATTAGCGGCTGCATGCCATTCTCTCTCTCTGCCATCTAACGATGTTGACCATTCTTTAATCAAGTTTTCGCCAGGAAAAACAGTTAAGGCACTTTGCTCAACTCCATAATTAGCGGCTCTAGTGGTTTCTGTTCTAACTAATCTTTGAGCTTGATACCTTGAATATTTTTTAAATTGTTTTTTTAGTATTCTAGCTTTTTGATCATATCCTAAACTCATAAACTCAGGATCAGAAAATAATCTTTGAGTTATTTTAATTAATGTCTTTTTTGCAGTTCCACTAACTAAAACAACATTTGTTGCAGCAACTTGTTTAGCATATAATCCAAAGGCGGCTTGCCATTGAGTTACATACTCTTTACTATCAACACCTTTTGTTATGTATTTATCAAAAGTTCTAGCATACCATTTAGCAAAATGCATTGATGTATCTTGATATAATTCATTGTAAAGTTTATCAAAAAAATCTACTGTAAATAAATATTGATAGTTAGTGTTGCCAGTATTTAAAACATTATCAACACCAATATTGTACTCAGTTTGATAATATTTTGTAAATCTGGAGATATTTCTTTTTTCAGTTATAGTTCTTTGTTTTTCAAAAGCATCTCTCCATTTATTACTCATTTTCTATTTGGTTTAATTTTCTCTCAGAATAGGTTAGCATACTTTGACCACCCCATCCTAAAAAAGCCACATAACCTTTGTCTCTCCAAGGTGTGTCTCTATATTCTGGATTTATTTTGTCATAGCCACCACCTTTAGTTCTAGATAAAAAACTATAAGTTCTTTTCAAAGTAGATAAACTTAATGATTCTCTAGCAATAAGCTGATTCATTCTAGCCAAACCTACATTAGTCATCCCATCAACTTCATCTCTGCCATGCTCATCTATCCAGTTTTTAACTCTTTTTGCGTTGTTTGTTGCACTTTGTGGATAGTCATTAAAAGTTGCTTTAACTTCGATACTATCTTTTATTTCTATATTACTTATTGAATTTTTTTTTTCCTCTTGATCCTGTAAAGCTGGTTGAGGATCTTCAATATCAATATCATTGCCAGATACTGGAATTAAATTAGCTGGGATATAATAGTCATTTAAAATTTCGTTTTCATCATCAGCTCCAAAACTCATTGCAGCTCTTTTTTCATTTGGAGTTAACCACCATGCCTTAGCCATTTGATCTACTACTTTTTCAGTTTCCTCTTGTAATTCTGGTATAACACTATAATCAAATTCAATACATAAATTCTCACCATATTTAGGCGCAAGCCATCTATTTAATTCATCTGAAATTTTGTTTAGCTCAGGAATAACGCAATTTTGATACAATGCTTTTTTAGCTTCTTTTACGTTATTGTATGTTGAGCTTTCTGTATTATTTAAAAGAACGACCGGCACATTATAAATATTACAAAGATCTTTTATAGATGCGTTGTATTGTTCAATTAAACTTACATCACTTGCATTTAATCCAAAGTTTACCCAAGATAATTTTTTTGGAGTTATAATTATATCTCCAGCATTATTGCTGCCCTGAAAGTTTTGCCTGAATTTATCTTTTAATTGTTGAGCTTGTACTTCATTTAGATCACCTTCATCACTCATTAATACACCTCTAGCTGTTTGGTTTTGTAAATATTTTACTCCAGTTTGTACAGCTTCATTATTTGTAGTCATTGATCTTAAACCAGCTCTTAATGGAGATTGCCCATAAAGATGTGAACCAGATCCATCAAAGTATGGATTAAAATCTTTTATATGACACATATGATCAGCTGGTATTCTAAATTGACCATTGTACTCAAAAGCATATTCTTTTACTGGTTGCATTATACCGCCTGAGATAATTTCAATCAATTGACTAGGCATAACGTAAAGCTCTTTGTACTTACCGGCACCATTGCCAGTTTCTGGAGCAATTCCATAAATATATCTATTGCCAGTTAATTTACCAAATGCAATTAATTCTGTTATCCAAGATGCATAAGATTGCGCTGGATTTGGTCGATCTAATAATTTATGTAATTCAGTATCTTCTAGCTCAACTAATGCTCTCTTTTTTAAGTAATTTGATTTATGCATTACACTAGAATCTAAAGTACCGGTATTCATCGCCTTATATCTTTTGTAATCATTATCATTTACCTTTTCATAAACTTGAAAGGGTATTGAAGATGCTGCTTTTGCTATAATGTTTATTAGTGAATATACAGTTGAGTTTTTTCTATAACCCTCGTTAATATAAGTTGTATCGTTTTCAGGGTTCCAAACTATGCTTTCACCTAGCCAGTTATAAATAGCTTTGTTATATTCTTGAGCTGTTTGTTGAGCATTTTTAGTTAATAGGTTTCTGAATCTGTCAAAGAATGATGCCATTAAAATAAAATTTTATGTAAAAATACAAAATAATAAATTCTTTTATTATACAACAAAAAAGTCATTACGATTTCGCCACCTTGAATAAACGCAATATCTAATAGCGTCTAACAAATGGTCGTTTTGATTTGCTTTTGGTTTGTTAATTATTGTGCCATCTTTAAGCTCATCATAAATATATGATAATTGTTCTTTTAAAATATTAATTGATTCCTCACTAACATATATATCAAATTCTTTTAATAAGCTGATTGATGCATTAATACTTCCTTGCCCTTTCGTGGCTCCTTTTGCTAAAATTGACATTTGGCGAAGCTCCTCAACACTTTTTGGCTCAGCACTGTCGCAATACATTAGCATATCTTGTAGATTTTGCTCTTTAATAAATTCAGCAATATCTCTGTTTGTCATTCCTTTTTTATATATTAATTCATGTATGTATAATTTATCATTATGCCTACCAACTTTTACAATAGCTAGATTATCCTGGCTAAATCCAAAATCACATCCTAGCACCTCATCATCTATTTGTGGAAAATCTTTATATGGTATATAATTCCAATTTTTAAATATTTGTTTTTCACTAAATACAGCTCTTTGTCCCTCACCATATACTCTCCAATAATCTGGATCTCTGTCTCTTATCCTCTCAATTTCATTAATTAACTCTTTTGGCAAAAATTTATTGTCTTTATATGTAGATAAAAAAAGTTCAGCATCATCTCTCTCAGCTAAATCATATAAATAGTGTATCGGATCAGATGGGTTGAAATCAATAAATATTTTTTGCCTAGTTCTCATTACTAGTTGTTGATAATCTTCAAAAAACAATTCATTGCCCTCATTAATCCATAAAATATCTCTAGAACTCCCTCTTATCTTTTGTGCATCATCGGCTGAAAACATTTCTAAAGTATGCCCATTAAATTCAAATGTATTTTCCGACTTGTTATGAACCCCCAGCCAGTAAATACCTAATTGCTTAGAAATATGGAGAAAATCCCTTAAAACCGATCTTTTGAGTGCTGGGAGTGTTTTTCTAACTATGCTAATTGTCAAAGGTTCTTTTTGAGTTGTCATTAAGTACAAACAATATTGCATTAAGCTCCAGGATTTACCAGATCTTGTACCCCCTTGAAATATGTTTAATCTTTTATCAGAGTTTACAGCTTCATAAAATTGTTTATTGCAATACTCAGTTATTTTTTGTCTTTGGCTGGTGTCCATTCAATTAGTTTGCTTTCAATAGAGCCATCATGTTGTATTTCTTGTCGTTCAACATAACCTCTTTTTTTCCCTTTTGTTTTTAATAGGAATATTGTTGCAGTTGTATTCCCCTCTTGTATTTGTTTATGTAATTGGCTCTCTGCAAAATCTAATGTTATATCTTCAATAGATAAAACTTCTGCTGCATACTTAGGATCATTCTTTAACCAATTATAATGTGTTTGTCTGTCAATGCCAACTTGTTTACAAGCTGTTGTAACAACTGATAAACTTTTTTCCAATGCTTTAAGCATTAATCTTTTTTTATGTGTCGAAACTTGTCTATTTGCCATTTAACAAAATTACATAAAAAAAAGGGAGTTATAAAACCCCCTTTGATTACCTAATGCCAATAGCTTCCGCCTGGCTTTTTATATTAGGTTTTAATATTGTTCTTCAATTTTATCTAAGTTATAATATGCTTCTTCAATAGTTTCATAAAAACTTTCCTCTCCAGTTTCAAAATCAGTAACAAGATATTCAACATCTTGACCAAAAGAACTAACAAGAGTTATGTTGTTTTCTAAAGCTATATATACATAGCCAGAATTTTGATTGAATCCTACTTCAAAAATATCTTCTCTCGAACAATTTTCTGAGTATGATTCCCATAGTTTAGATAATGATTTTGCTTCTAAGTAAGCTGGATTTTCAAGGTTAACGTAATTCATAATTGTAATGTTTTAAATTCAATACAAATATAAAAGATTTTTTTTAATTACAAAAATTTTTTTTACTTTTTTTTAGTTTACTCTATACCTTTGAATGCTTTTAGAGGGTAAAAAACCAAAGTATTTCTATATCCATCTTCAAAAGTTGGTATAATTGGCGTTACACCATGCACATTTCGCCACGCTGGATATACTAGCATTGAGTTATCAGCACTATTTACAGTAGCACCATAATCTGGTACAGTAGTATGACCACCAGTTGAGTTTTTTCTTTTTGCTATGATAACATTAGCACATCCTACTAGGTTAGCAGCATCTCTATGAAAAGGCGCTGGAATATTGTAATTTGAAATACTACTTGTAAATAAGTTTCCAAACCTCCATTTTTTGCTAACATTTTCTGATATAATCTTTTTTTGTTCTTTATATAAATTTGGTGTTATTTCTTTTATTATTTTTTCGCTTTCTAGACACAAAAGCAACATAGCTTTTATAAATGTTTGTGCTGTTTTTACATTATGCACACTACTAATAGTAGCATATGGTCGCCTCATATGAGGTTTGGGTGGCACACTTCCTATGATTGTTGAATATTGTAAAACTTCTTTATCTTCATTGCCATCACCAAACCCACTTGATCTTTTCATCACACTTTTAGGTACTCTTTTAGATCTTAATTCTTTATCTGCAATATCAGCTAGTTGAGCAGCTTTTTTATAATTTTTTGATAAATCAGCTATATAGAAACCTATCGGCTCACCCTCAAAATAAAATATACTATCTTCTGTAACATTAGGTTCTATAGTTCCACATATATCACCTACTTTAACATTGTGTTCAATTTGTTTTAAATCTACTTTTTTCATTTTCTAGTTTTTCAATTAATAATTTACCTACATATATTTTATTCTCTCTAAACTCTTTTACTAAGTCGAAAGCTCTTTGGTAATCCTCTGCATCAAAAGGTATTTGTAATGCTTTTTTAACATTGCCAGTCATTTCATCTAGTTCGCCACCTAAATCAATATCATCTAAAATAGAATAATCTGGATTTTTATCAAACTCAGGTAAGTGTAAACCCCAGTCGTTTAATAATTCAGTATTCCATTCATTAGCTAACGTATCAAAATCCCAATCACCGAAACCTACATTATCTTTGATTATAAATTCTTTTTTTTGTTTTTCTGTCCAACCCTCTGCTGTATCAATCCACACCTCTTTTATTCCAGCAGCTTCACATGCTTTTAACCTCATATTGCCACCTAAAACAACCATTTTTTCATCAACTATAATTGGTCGCTTTTCAAGCATTTCTGGAAATTCTTTAATAGATTTTACTAATTTTTTAAACTTGCCATCTCTAATATATCTTGGATTATTAGGATTTGGCTTCAATTTTTTTATGCTAATTTTCTGTATCATGTTTGCTGTGTTTATTATACAAATATAAATTTAAATCCCAAATTTTACTAGATGCAATACTTTGATTTTTATATTTATGTGGAGATCTAATTAAATTTCCATTGTTATTAATCTCTATAAAACATTCTTTTTTGTATTGTATTGGAACTATATAAATTTTAATATTGTTTTCTAAACACCAGGATTTAGCTTCTAGATATTTATTCATATAAAAAGTTTTATAAGTAAAGCAATACAAGTAAAAATAACAAATCCACTAATTATTAATGCAACTAACACTAATAACTTTAAAAAAAAATTATGCAATTTTTTCATTCTGTACCAGATATTATGTCTTTTTTACTTGAATCATCAACAAGCATTGCAAACCCTAAGAATAAATAATTTAAAGCATCTGCATAGCGACTATCTATTGGCTCAGCTTGATGCATGTTTGGATCACCAGCATGGCTTAAAATAGCTTGTATGTGCTTATTAAAAAATACTGCCCAAACTTCCATAGGTGTTATTCCAATACTTTCGGCAGTTGATTTAAAGTTATGTAATACATCAATACTTTTGTTTGTGTATTCTGGTTGCTTAGCATCCATTATACCCTGAGCTTTGTCTAAGATATATTGTCTTGTTTCAATAAATTCTTTTTTATTCATAATATATTTAATTTAATTTTTTTTGCTATTGATTCAACTACATCAACAGTTACAGCGTTGCCACACATTTTATACCTTTGAGAATCTGATATTTCACCGTTTTCCAAACCTATTTTTGTCCAATCATCTGGAAAACCCTGTAACCTTTCACATTCTATTGGAGTTAATCTTCTAATAATACCAGTAGATTCGTTTATTTTATTTAAACTAGTAATGTATTCACTAGAACTTCCTTGCCTACCAATAGCTTCGGTTAGACAATTATGTGTTACTTTTTTATTATCAGTATATACACCCATATTACAAGCTGTATCTAGTGTTTGAGATTGTTTTTTACCAACTCGACCTCTTTTAGTAGTGGAACCGGGAAAAGCTAAATTAATTGAATCACCATGTTTAGCTTTTTCAAAACCTTTTTTTGTGCCTGATATAACTTTAATAACTGGTTGGCCGCTACCATCTTCTCTAGCTCTAGCTGATATTGTTGGTGATACTAAATCTGTTCTCGGTTCAAAACCCCTTTTGTCTTTATATGTTCGCCAAGTACCAACCTCTATTTTTTCTTGTGAAATTTTGTTACATTCATTAATGTAACTTCCTTGACTTGTTAATGCTGCATATCTTGTTGTGATTGTAAGCGAATCTGGGTTGGCTCTTGTTTCATTAACCTGTCTATTGTTTTCTGAGATAGGAAATACTTGTCCTCTACATTGTTTTGTAGAATATCCAACAAGGTAGATTCTCTCTCTATTTTGGGGTAAAAACCAACTTGTATTAAGCAGTTGCCATTCAATTCTATAACCCCCAATGTTGGCAAAGGTTTGGATAATTGCCCAAAAGTCGTTGCCATTGTTTGAGGAGAATGTTCCCTTAACATTTTCCCAGATAAAAACACTCGGTCGGCATTCACCGATGAGTCGTATTGCTTCACTAATAAGGGAGCTTCTAGCTCCTTGCATACCCCTACGTTTTCCAGCCAAACTAAAATCTTGGCAAGGTGATCCGAAAGTGATAAGGTCAATTTTGGGGAGTTGTTTCCCTCGAACATCTGTAACTGATCCGACATATTTACTATTTTTAAAGTTGTTTTTATATACATCTATTGCATACTTGTCAATTTCTGAGAAATAAGATTCAATTTCAAATCCAGCTTTTTCAAAGCCAAGATGAAACCCACCTATTCCACTAAATAAATCTAATTGTTTTAATTTCATAATTATTAAAATGGTACATTATCTTTTATTACTTGTATTTTCTTTTCGCCTTGAAATATCTCTTTGTAGATACCCCCATTTTCAAAATCTGGAGCTATCTCAAAATCCCCTAATTGTCCATTCTCTTTTCTTTTTACCTTTTCTACATGAACTCTAACGACATCACTTTTGTATTTTGTTCTTTGCCCTATACATCTATAAGCAATTAATCCATTATATGCTTTATTAAAAAAGTCGGCACTACCAGAAATATCATAAAGAGTAGGTTTTTTATATACACCACCCTCACTTTCAATTTTTCTAGGGTGGGCCACTAAAAATAAATGAGTGTTTGTTTGTTGACAAAATTGAGTTATTTGACTAAGTATTTTTCCAATATAACTATGATCTCTTTGGGCTGAATGATCTAACATATTCCATGGATCTATAACACAAACATTAATACCCTTTTGGAATACAAGCTCTTTAAATGAATTTAAAATACCTTTTAGAGTTAAGTTTTCCAAATCAATCTTAATCCAAAAAAAATGATCTTCAATAAAATCTTTGGTATTATTTAAATCATCACTATTGCAGTTTTTTTGATTTAATTTATTAGCTATTCTTTTTATATGTCCCTCATAAGGAAAACTCTCAGGTGAAAACATTGCACATCTAAAATCATGCTTAGTAGCTAAGTTGCAAAGTATTTGATCTAAAATGTCAGATTTTCCCGAGTTGGGTATGCCCGACAATACACTCCATTCCCCAAATGCTAACTTAAAGTAGTTATCAGATCCTGGTAAACCAATGGAGTAATTAGTTATACCATTCTCATTATAATTTAAAACATCTTGCCAAATATTATCAATATTTAAAACACCCTCTAATGGAAAGTTCTTAGCTTCTTTAATTATGTTTCTAAGGGTTTCAGCTCCTTTGTCAATTAAAACTTCATTAGCATCTTTATAATCACCAAATTCAACATATTTACACCTGTATTTTCCAAATCTTCTAGCCAGTTCATTTCTAAGTTGTAAA